GTATTACAGGCACACAATGAATCAACTATGTTAACCCAAAAATTACATATATTATGCAGCTAAAAGGAACAATCCTAAAAATCAAAGATGTACAAGTTATATCTGACAAATTCAAGAAGCAAGAGGTTATCTTGAAACAAGCCGATACAGAGTACGATGCAGATGTTCCGATAGAGTTTATGCAGGACAAAGGAATAACTCTTGTAAAGGGCTTAAAAGTAGGTCAAAACTATGAGATTAGTATCAACATAAGTGGTAGAGAATGGAAGGACAGACATTTTGTGAGTTTAAAAGCTTGGAAAGTTGAAAAGTTAGAGGGTTTCGAGTCTGAACAACCAACATCATCAGCAGATGATTCATTGCCATTTTAATTAAGAGGAGCGTAATGCTCCTTTTTTTTTAACAAAACAAACTATGAAAACAATTAATTCACTAAGTGGTGGTAAATCATCAAGCTATATTGCAATAAACTATCCTGCTGACTACAATGTATTTAGTTTAGTTAGAACAAATGATAAGTCTTGTATTTATCCTGATGCTAAAATAAGACAAATTGTAAGCGATAAGATAGGATGCGAATTTGTAGGAACAACTGAGCAGGATGCTATAATTAAAATCATGTTGCAATTGTCTGAAAAGATAGATATTGATTGGGTAACAGGTCAAGCCTTTGAAGATATTATAAACGGAGATTGGAATAAAGGTAAAAATGGTAAGCATTATTTGCCAAATATGATGGTTCGGTATTGTACAACTCATTTAAAAATGTTACCTATATTTGACTATTGGAAAAAGAATATAAATGAAGTTTGCGATATGAGGATAGGTTTTAGAAAAGGAGAAGAACGCAGACAAAACAATATGCTAAATAAATTAAATGAGAATGGTAACGAAGAGATTAAAGTAGTTGTAGGTAAAGCAGGTACACGAAATAAGTGGGGTTTAGTAGAATGGAGAAAACCAAGTTTTCCTTTAATTGATAATAGTATAGACAATAAAGTAATACAAGAATATTGGAATAAAAATAATGACATAGACTTTCCTAAAGGATATTACAATAATTGTGTTGGATGCTTTCATAGAAGTCCAATGTTTTTAAATAAGATGAGTCAAGAACATCCAAATAAAATTGAGTGGTTTGCTAAAATGGAAGAAGTCAATGCACCTAACACATTTAGAAAGGATGTAACATACAAAGAAATTCAACAATACAATCCACAATCTGAATTATCATTTGATGATTTTGCAGAATGTGATAGTGGTTATTGTGGTTTATAATTATATTTGACAAAACAAAACTATGGAACAACCAAATTATTACTCGATATTGACTGCATCGGTTAGGTATGACAAAGACTTAACACCGAACGCCAAGCTCCTGTACTCAGAGATCACTGCATTATCTAATAAGAAAGGTAAATGTTGGGCAAGCAATGGATACTTTGCAGAGCTTTACAATGTATCTAAGATAACTATTTCAAGGTGGGTTAATCAATTAGCTAAAAAAGGGTTTATAAATGTTACAATGCAGTATATACCTAACACTAAACAAGTTGATAAAAGAATAATCAGCTTAACACCTATTAACAAAAATGATAATACCTATAAACAAAATAGTTTAGAGGGTGTAAACAAAATTGTTAAGGAGGGTATTATCAAAATTGTTAAGGATAATACTACAAGTATTAATACTACAAGAACTAATAGAGATGGTAAACCATCTTCTCTCTCAATCGTTGAAGATTATTTTAGATTAAAAAACTTTGATTTAAGCGAGGCAATTAATTTCTTTGAGTATTATGAAAGCAATGGTTGGAAAGTGGGCAGAAACGCAATGAAAAAGTGGAAACTCGCAGCAAATAGATGGATAAGGAATGCTAAGCCAAAGAAAAAAGGATTGAGCGAGGAATACTTTGGCGATTTGATGACAAATAAAAATTTACTAGATTAGCGACATGGAAATAGGAAAACAACCCACAGAACAATTACTAGACTTTTGCTTCAAGACTTTAAACAAAGCATTGTTTGAGATGAGTCAGAACAAAGCTGAGTCAGACAGGAAAGTATTGGCTAACATTTTAATGAACGATTTAAACGATAAGTTTTTTAGATTGACTGCTGCTGATGTTACTCAGGCATTTCACAAAGGAGTGAGAGAGGGAGAGCAGCTTGCAATCAATCCTAGAACTTGGTTTAATTGGCTAAACAAACAAAAGATGAAAACTAACAAACTACGCATTGAGCAGTCGCAAGATGGCGAACGATTACTAATAGAATCGAATGCTCAGAACATGGACAAAGAAGAGGTGCTAAAGGAGTTTCTGGAGCTTTGTGTTATAGAACCATTTGAGGAGCATTGCAAAGGCGATGAGTACACTTTTCAAGGAATTAACCAAGCATTCCAATGGCTAGAACTTAACAACTTTATTGTGCTAACAACAAAGGACAAAGAGCAAATGTGGGAAGAGGTGCAAGAGGAGATAGTTGCAAGAAAAAAGTTTGTACACAATAAACGCAAACAATTTCATCCTGTAATAATGTGCAGAGAGAAAGCCTTAAGGATGCATTTTGGTAAGTGGAAGAAAGCAAAGAAAAACCTAAGAAAAGAAATATATAAAATACTAGACAATGGATAAAAGGATAAGCGAGTTACTAGAACTTAACGCATCTCATGTTGCAAATTCTGGCACAGGCAGCAAGAAAGATATTGGAGGAGAGGAAGAAGTTGCAAAGGCTTGGAAAGAAATACAAAAAGATATTAAGAAAATAGACAAAGAGTTTTACGAAATAATTAAAGAGCGATGACAATAACAAACGAAGATAATATGCAGCTAATGGCTAGGTACGAGGACAACCATTTTGATTTAGCTATTGTTGATCCTCCTTATGGTATTGATGTAACTAAAATGAATATGGGAGGACGTAAAAGAAATAAAGAAGACAAAAATAAAGATTGGGATTTAGGTATTCCAAATCAGGATTACTTTAATGAGTTATTTAGAGTAAGTAAGAATCAGATAATTTGGGGAGGTAATTATTTTAATTTACCTGCTAATCAATATTTTGCTATATGGGATAAAGGAGAAACAATGTATGGAAGAAGCTTTGCAGAGTGTGAGTATGCTTGGATAGGTTATGGAGGTACAAGGATATATAAAAAGAATCCTAATCAGTTAGATAGAATACACCCAACGCAAAAACCAGTTAAATTATATGAGTGGCTCTTAATGAACTATGCAAAAGAGGGCGATAAAATACTTGATACGCATTTAGGTAGTGGCTCAATAGCAATAGCTTCTCATAATTTAGGCTATGATTTAACTGCTTGTGAATTAGATAAAGACTATTACGATGCATCAATAAAAAGAATTAATCAGCATAAAGCACAACTAAGGATAATATGAAGTACGTTAAATTTGATACATTTTGGTTGATGTTTGGATTTACTCCACCTGAAATGCCAAGAGGTAAAGACAAAAGAAAATGAAAGCAGCAGAGGACAAATTACAAACTGCTATTGTTTCCTATTTAAAGATGAAGTATAATGTTTTATATTGTGCATCTTTAGGAGGTCAATATCAAAGGTATCATTCGCAAAGGCTCAAAGCCAAGAGGACAGGATATGTTGCAGGGTTTCCAGATCTATTCATCTATGAAGCAAGGAACGGATTTAATGGTTTAGCGATAGAGCTTAAAGTAAAAGGCAACTATGCAAGTCCATCTCAGAAAGCATGGATTGTAAACTTAAATAATAGAGGTTACCTTGCCAAAGTTTGCACAGGTTTTGACGATGCAAAAGGAACGATTGATAACTATTTTAAAGTTGATAACTATTTTAAAGAAGATTAAACATGATACAAAACGTCATAATAATTGCATCAACTGCAATAGCATTAACAGTAATCGTTGAATCATTTAACAAAAAGTAATGAGCGAAGACAAAAAGAAACGCAACGAAGAGATTGCAAAGGAAACATGGGAGAGTTGGATTGTTGATTTAGAAGAACAAGAACAACCTGAAACATGCTCAATAGATGATGAAGATTGTGAAGCCTGTGGTTCATGAGTAGTATAGAAAACAAAGTGTGCATTAAGATGCTTGATAGAGCTGAGGTCGGCAAAAAAAAGTATGGCACAACTATGGAGCGAGTTGATTTAAGTAGCTTAGAATGGCTAATACACGCACAGGAAGAAGCTATGGACTTAGCTGTATACCTTGAAAAGTTAATAGGACTTGAAGAAGAAATATTAATAGCAAAAAAACTTATAGATGAGAAGTCTAAAAAGTTAATAACTTAATTAGTTAAAATAAAATTGTTACATTTGTAATTCCTAACAATAATTGTCTTGTCATCAGTTGTTTTGTGTGGAGTTGTTAGGTAACACTAGCAGCTCCATTTTTTTTATTTAAAAAGTTATGAGAGGAATAATCAATCAAGTAATACTCAGAGGAATCAAAGCAAACGATTCTCAAAGGAAGATAAAGCTAACACTAAAGAAGCTGCACAATATTACTATTGCATCTGAGGTGTTTAAAACTAGGTACAATGCCATTAAATCAAGAATTAGCCAAGTACTACCCGAAGTTACTAAAGCTAGCAGAAAAGATAACAAAAGGAAATAAGGTTGATGCACAGGATTTAGTGCAAGACTTATATGTTATCATTTTAGAGTACGATCAGGAGAAGATTAAAAAGATAGTCGAGAACGGACATCTTGTGTTTTGGTCTGCAAGGGTTTTAATGAATCAGTATGTTAGGACAAACTCAGCATTTAAAACAAAATACTACACTAAGTTAAGAACGGAGAACTACGATGTTAAGAACTTCCAATACTTTGATGGTATTGAGGAGTTAGTAGAGTTCGAGAACAAGTTGCAGTTTGTTAAGGATAAGATGAACAACCTGCATGAGTACGACAAGCTCCTGTTTGAGATTTACTTTAGTTCTGGCAAGAGCATCCGCAAATTAGCAAAGGATACAGGCATAAGTACAACATCTATATACACTACACTTAAGAACGTAAAACAATACCTTAAAGATGAAGTTGAGAGCGAGTACAAAGAGTTTGAACGATAGACTTGCCATTTGTAATAAGTGCAAGCATTTTAGAAAGTCATTGAACCAATGTAAAAAGTGCGGTTGCTTTATGCAGATAAAAGCAAGGATAGCATTTACTAAGTGTCCGATTGATAAATGGGATAGAGAAACAAATATAACTAAAGATCAACTCTCAATACTTAAAAGAGTGTTCGATGAGATTGAGGGCGATAGAGTAACGCATGACCAAAACAGAAACTTGACCAACATATACAATGACATCTTTGGAATGAATAAGAAAGTTACAGGTTGTGCAAGTTGTGTAAAGCAAACAGTTGAGGATTTAAAAGCAGTATATGAAGCCTATAAAGATTGAGAGCAGAAAGTTATTTACTTTAGAGTTTGCTGAGTACAACCCTAGAACAATATCTAAAAAGCAGTTTAAAGATTTAAAGAAGTCAATAACTGAGTTCGGTATTGTTGCACCTATTGTAGTAAACACAAACAAGGACAGAGAGAACGTAATTGTTGGAGGGCATCAAAGAGTAAGAGCTTTGCAAGATTTAGGGCATGAGAGCGTTCTTTGTGCATTGGTTGATTTGCCATTGCAGGAGGAGATGAAACTCAACTTAAGACTAAACAAGAACGGAGGGAAGTTTGACGATGACATGCTGATTAATTACTTTGATGAAGAGGTGTTGTTTGAGGTTGGATTTACTGCAAACGATTTAGATATAAACATAGACAAATACGAGGACAATCAATTACAGGAAGCTACAAAAGATGTATGCGAATGTTGTGGAGCTAAGATATGACGAAACACTTAAAAATATACCTAGAATACTTTGGGTTTGATGTAAGCGATTACATTCAATGTGAGGTATGCTTTTCTCCTGCTGATGATATACATCACATAGATGCTCGAGGTATGGGAGGAAGCAAGACAAAAGACTACATCGAAAACTTACAGGCAGTATGTAGACCATGCCATATTAAGTATGGAGATAAGACAAAATACAAGGAAGAATTAAAAAAGATACACCTTAATTACATGAAACGATATGGAACAAAACAGAACAAAAGAAGCTAAAAAGCGAATGCTCAAAGCGTTAAGCAGTTCATTGGGTATTGTTACAGCCGCATTAAAAGCTGCTGACGTTGGTAGGGTAACATATTACAGGTGGCTAAAAGAAGATGAGGAGTTTGCAAGTCAAGTAAAAGAAGTTGAGTCAATAGAGCATGATTTTATAAGGTCTAAATATTACGAGTGCATCAAAGACAAAGT